TCTATGGACGTAAAATATTACGACCTGAAGCACTCACTCGTGCTATATATGTCTCAAAATTCTAAGGGAGGATAAAACATGGCTACAATTACAGCAACTCTTGCAAATACTCATGGTTCTTCTTCTCGTGGAAGACAGCCATATTATGTGCAACAAATCGTTGACCTAACAGCTAACAGCATTAATCCTAACGGTGATGTAGTACAGGTTCTTACTGTACCTGCTAACACTAAAATTATTGCTGCAGGCTTTCAGGTAACAGAAAGTGCAACGCAAAATACTGGTACTGACGCAACAGCCATTCTTGGAACTGCTGTGGATGACAACGAGTATGTTGCAGCATTTGACATTGATGGTGCATCCGATGGGGCTTATGCTCCATGTGCTACCCCTGCAGGTGAAGTTGTTATAACTTCTGCAGATACTTTGGACTTAACACTCGCAGGTGGAGGAGCTTCCTTCACTGCAGGTAAAATCAGAGTATATGCTGTCCTACAGGACGTTAGTGACATTGGTGAGATGGAAGCTGACGAAGTAGGCAGGGATCAACTTGCATAAACTATAATTTAGGGGGCAGGTGAAAGCTTGCCCTCTATTTTAATATAAAGGAATAACAATGGCAGATACAGTCACATCACAAACAATTCTAGACACACCTTATAGATTAGTTATGAAGTTCACTAACGTAAGTGACGGTACAGGAGAAAGTGCCGTTAAGAAGGTAGACGTAAGTGCATTTACTGCAGGTGAAAAAGGTGCTACATGCACAGGTGTAACAATAGACAGAATATATTTTGTAAATGACGGAATGAAAGTACAAATACTTTGGGATGCTACTACAGATGTGGAAGCATACAAACTATTAGATACTGAAGGGTATTATGACTTTTCACATTTTGGTGGATTACAAAACAACGCAGGTTCAGGCAAAACAGGTGACATTATGTTTACAACTGTTGGACATGCTAACACGGAAACATATAACATCATATTAGATATGACAAAACAATCCTAAGAAAGGATAACAATGTCTGGCACATATCTAACACTTACAAACAATACATTAGCAAGACTAAATGAGGTACAGCTAACTTCATCTAACTTTAGTAGTGCTAGAGGTATACAGGTGCAAGCACAAAATGCTGTGAATGAATCTATAAGGTATATTAATCAGAAAGAATATAACTTTCCGTTTAATCATGCTACCGAAACAAAAACAGTTACAGCAGGAACAGTTAGATATAGTTTGCCTACATCAACTAAACACGTAGACTATAATACATTTAGATTAGTTAAGGATGAAGATTTAGCAACAAGTGGTGGTAAGTTATCCATTCTTCAGTACAATGATTATATAAATCAGTTTGTAACCCAAGAAGATGAAATAAATACCACGACACTAGATGGTTCACTAACAGACTCAGCAACCACAATAACCGTAGCTAGTACAACAGGATTTGATAGTACAGGCACATTGCATATAGGCAATGAAGAGGTTACTTACACAGGCACTTCATCTACAACCTTTACAGGTGTTTCACGTGGAGCAAATAGCACAACAGCTTCTGCCCACAGTAGTGGAGTGCAAGTAGCACAGTTTGACCAAGGAGGAGTTCCTAGAAATGTGGCTAGATCTCCAGACAACAATTATCTTTTACACCCTTATCCTAATAAGTCATATTCTATAAAATTTGATTATTACACTTTTCCAACAGATCTATCAGCACATGGAGACACAACAAGTATACCTGCACGTTTTGATGCAGTTATAGTGGACGGTGCTACAGCTTTTGTGTATCAGTATAGAGGAGAGACTGCACAGTATCAACTTAACTTTGCACGATTTGAGCAGGGTATTAAAAATATGCAGTCGCTGTTAGTAAACAAATATGAATATATAAGATCTACATATATACCAAGAACACCAAGTCAAGTATTAGATTTAAATCCAAGAGTAATGTAATATGCCTGATCTGTCACAAGTACAACCCACAGCTTTTAACTGCCAAGGTGGATTAGTTTTAAATCGTTCTACATTTATGATGCAACCCGGAGAAGCATTAGAATTACAGAACTTTGAGCCTGATATAGAAGGTGGTTACAGAAGAATAAATGGGTTCAGTAAATATGTAAATGCTGTCGTACCACAAACAAGTTCTGCTAGTGAAAAAGTTTTGATGGTAGCAACATTTGGTGATCTGGTAGTTGCAGCTAGAGGTGAAAAGATATTTAGTGCTACAGCAGGTGGTTCTAGTTGGACAGAACGAGACACTGGTAGAACAAGTGCAGGAACTTATGCTTTTGAGAGATACAACTTTGATGGTAATGACAAGCTTATAGTAGTAGACGGAACTAATGCTCCTACATTTTTTAACTCAGCAATGTCAGCAACAGATGTAAGTAACAGTGACGTAGCAGGATCTAAGTTTATAACAGCATTTAGAAGTCACATGTTTTACGCAGGTAAATCTACAACACCACAGACCCTAGTGTTTAGTCAGCCCTTTGACGAAGATGCTTTTGGTAGTGGTTCAGGAAGTATAAAAGTAGATGATGTTATAACAGGTCTTAAAGTTTTTCGTGATAATTTATTTATTTTTTGTGAGAACAGAATATTTAAACTAAGTGGCAGTAGTTCTAGTGACTTTGCCATATCTGCTGTAACGAGAGACATTGGTTGTATAAACGGTAGCACCATACAAGAATTTGCAGGTGATTTAATATTTTTAGGACCTGATGGTTTAAGAACGGTTGCAGGTACAGCAAGAATTGGTGATGTTGAACTAGGTACAATTAGCTCTAATGTACAGTCTATATTTGATGATAACCTATCAAGTGCATCACAGTTTCAAAGTGTGGTAATACCAGATAGAACTCAGTATAGAATATTTTTTACTAAAGATAGTGTGGCACAGAATAGCACAAAAGGTATAGCTTGTGTTCTAAAAGGACAGGCATTTGAGTTTTCAGAATTAAGAGGTATAAGACCTGCATCCACGGATAGTTTTGTAAAAGCAGGAGATGTTATAGTTTTACACGGTGACTTTTCTAATGGCTATGTATACAGACAAGAGCAGGGAAATACCTTTGATGGAACAGCTATACTAGCAAAATATAGAAGTCCTGATATGACGTTTGGTGATGCAGGTATACGAAAGCATATGCAACGTGTAGTTGTAAACTTTAAACCTGAGTCATCCATAGATGCAGATTTATTTTTACGATACGACTACGAATCTAAAGACTCAGCACGACCTGCTGCATACGAGTTAGACTCACAAGATGTTGCAGCTATATACGGAACAACAACATACGGTACATCATCCTCTGTAGTTGGTACATATGGTGGTGCATCACAGCCACTGTTTAGACAATCCGTAGAAGGTTCAGGATTTGCAGTAGCACTAAGAGTAAATGACGGTGGAGAAACAGCACCGTATTCACTAAAAGGTTTTCAGTTAGAATATCAAGTAGGAGCAAGAAGGTAAATGGGAGCAACATATACAAGACAGTCTTCATACTCTGACGGTGATGTTATCACGGCAGCTCACACTAATGACGAGTTTAATCAGTTATTAGCTGCTTTCGCATCAAGTTCAGGACACACACATGATGGCACATCTGCTGAAGGTGGTCCTATTACTAAACTATTAGGTAACACACTTACCTTTGGTGCAGGGACAGCAGGAACAGATATAACAGTAACCTTTGATGGTGAGACATCAGACGGTGTACTCAAGTGGATGGAAGACGAAGACTATTTTGAGTTCTCTGATGATATACTTGTAGCGTCTACAGAGAAGCTACAGTTTCGTGACACAGCTATATACATCAACTCTAGCACAGACGGACAGCTAGACCTTGTAGCTGACACAGAGATACAACTTGTAGCCACTACGGTTGACCTAAACGGTAACTTAGATGTATCAGGGTCACTTACATTAGGTGGCACTGCTATAACATCTACGGCTACAGAACTTAATGTTATGGACGGTGGCACTTCTGCTACATCCACTACACTTGCAGATGCTGACAGAGTAGTGGTCAACGATGCAGGAA